ATCTTCAAAAGCCCCTATCACAGCTTTAGTCGCATCCCTTGTGTGTTCTCGCATGCTTGGGTCAAGCGCAAATCCATACTCCAACGCATCGTTCCCATCAAAAAGGGGGTTGGAAAACAAACCGCCTAAAAACGCCCCTCTTCCTACTCCGTCAGAGTCTTCTACAACCAATCCTAAGTTCTGGTCGTACTCAACAACCTCAAAAATAGTTTTTGGTAGTTTTTCTGCGCTTAACGTCCTGCTTGCATACTTAGATTGCTGTATATACATAGCGAGCAAGTTCGCAACCAGTGGAGCGTCACGATGCTCCAGCAACCTTATCGTGAAGCCTTCCCTCATAAGTCCTTCTCGTAAAATGCCGATGTTTTGTCAAAGCCGTCCTGCTTCAAAAACTTCCAGAAACCAAACCGAGCAGTTCCTTCTATGGCTGAACAATTCATGTTTTTGCCGTGATTTGTCACATGCTCCAGCATAGATGGATACCACTGCTCAAGACTAGTCCCACCCAAGAAGTGCATGGACAGGCACCGCTTTCCGGGGTATTGAGTAATCTCTGTGGTGAGTGCGCCCCAGATGCGTTCTTCGTCGAATGCTATCCAAAGCTGGCTTCTGCCGTTGCAGAGCACGGCGATAAGATGCTCTAGCGTCCATCTGCCGTGTGATGTTTCTACCGCTGGCTCTAGGTACTCCCTGATGTCTGACCAAACCTCAAAGACATTCTCAGGGGGCACTAGAGTAATTTTCATCTGGGCATAACCCTCTGGGCTTCAATCGCAGGAGGCTGATCTGCCGTGCCGCCTCGCGCCATCCGGACCCTCTCTAACATCGAGTCAAGCTCGTCAGCGCCAGCGTCTGAGCTTCCATCGCCAAGATCGGACACAACGTCAGCGGGGACAATATATTCTCCCGGCGATACAGCTACCGGCTGAGAAGCCCCGATCATTCCGGGTATCATATCATCCATTCCGCCGCCTTGACCGCGAATCATGCCTTCATTCTGAGCATTCGGTGTCACCATGCTGAGTATCATTTCACGCACTTGACCAAACACCTCTGGGCCATACTTACCCAAGAACATCTGGATAATTTGATCTGCCTCTGGCGCACCACCCAAGAGCGCAGATGCCAGCATAGTGACATCTTGCTCACTGGGGCTTGCCGCAAATTCTGAATCTACCTCAGCAATGCCCCCTGCTGGGGTCTCCCTTGAGCCAAGAGAGCCTACTAAGGTTCTGCCTCCTTCTTGGAATGGGAAGCGACCCATAGAGTTAAGGAAGCCGCCGCCAGACTGAATTGCCCCTAGCGCCTGATTCATAGCCTCTTCCTGCTCCGGAGTAAGCTCAGGAGCGCCTGCTGGGGGTGTAGCGGGTGTATTTGACGCCGCCATTGCCGCCTGAATAGTCGCTGGATCAATGTTAATGCCGGGAATGCCTGCAATCCCATCCACTGGCTTGGTCTGACGCCGAGACGGGGCCGCAACGGTTATTGCCTCAGTGTTAGGAACAGATGATTCAGACCCAGCATTAGGGTTTTGCAGATTTCTAAAATATTCAAAGCTACTTGTATAAGGCACGTCAACGGGGGTTCCCGATCCGGGTGGGCCGTAAATATTCCACGGGGTAATCGTCTCTCCGGTGCCTGTGTCAGGTGCGGTGGATGGGGCGGTTACATCAAAGGTGGGCAAAGCAGGCGCATTGCTCTGAGAAGACTGTGCGGTCGAAGCGTCTTCCGAACTGGAGGTAGCTGAGTCAGGCGCGTCATCTAACCCGTACATCCAGCTAAAGTCATCTTGCGTTATATATGAGTCAGGATTGTCACCAGAACCCGCGTTCCAATCACTCATCCCTACCGCCGCGTTGTCGGGGCTTGGCATACTGCCGGTTAGCCGAGCCATCCCAAACTTTTCTTCTTCCGTCATCAGGGCGGGGTCAATAAATGCGGCAGACTTTAAAGCATGGTCTCGTTCACTATTGTATTTCTCGTTATATTTTTCCTGACTCATATAGTTGTGAAGCGCACCGTCCTTGTAGTAGATGCCCTCGCCATACATACCTTTGGAGCCGGGAATAATAAAGGGGTCATCACCGACGCTTCCTAGCACCCTTTCATTCGCAACATAGTATCCGCTCGGAGCGTCAGTTCCATCTAGAGCAGTCCTGCCTGCGTAAACACTGGGGTCTACGCCCTCGATAGAGGCCATGTCGTAAGCAATAACCTTGCCGTCTACGATCCTGTAAAACGATCCGCCGCTAGATGATTGAGACGCCCCGCCAGAGGTAGAGCCAATCGTGCCAGAATATCCGCCGCCGCTAGGGTACGAATTGCCGCCGGGAGAGCCACTGCCAGAAACTCCTGCCGAGCCACTGTCAGAAGCTCCTGCGGAGCTACCTCCGGAAGACCCGCTAGAGGCTCCGCCAGACGCCCCTCCGGTCGTGTCACCGCCGCTTGCTGGAGGCTCCGCATCTACAGGCTCAGCGGGAGCGTTCGCTCCGCCCATGCCATAGCTAGCCAGAGTTCTGTAGTAGTCCTGTAGTTGAGACAGGTACTGACCCCGCTGAAGAATCGGATCAAAATACTGACCGCCTGACTCTACACCCTCCAAGGTGGGACGGAATGCCCTGTTTGGTATAAACGGTGCGTTCGGATCATCTTGGAAATACTGAAACTCAGGCTCAAATCCAGCCATGTAATCTAATGGGCTAGCGATCTTGTAGTTTGGTCGCAAGCTACGCTGTATCTCTACAGGATCTATGCCCTGAAGGGCGCCTGCGGGGGCGGTGTAACCAAAAATGTTTTGATTGGCTAGCATAGCCGCATATGGACTTTCAGCTTCAGGCTGTGCCGCCTTAATAGATCGCTCGCGCTGTGTTCTGTATCTTTCGCGCCGGTTGTAATACCGCTCAAGAAAAGACTGCTCTTTAGGGGTAAGTATCTCGCCGGCTTCCGCCTTCTGAAGCGCCTTGTACTCCTGAGTATCCTCTGGGTCGGTTCCCGCTTTAATGCCATAATATCCCGGCGTAAGCATGTCTACGCCGTCTTCGTCGAGCACTTCAAACTTATCTGTTACTTTTGGAGTCGGAGCGACAGGATCTTCGCCTTCGCCTGCCGCACCGTCCGATGAAGCGCCGTCGTAATACTGAGAGGCAAAATCGGCAAACGAAAGGTCACTGGGTATCATTCCCGCCCCAAGCATGGCGTCATATATTTGCTTTACAGAAAGAGCGGGGGCCGCGCCTCCTCGGTTCATTCTGACTATGCCGCCCTCGGCGGCGTATGTGCTGGGAGCCGCGTAGTCGTAGGTCCGCTGACTCATCTGAGATCGGTAAGGGCTATCCCCTCGCGCCACTCCGGGCTGTGCCATTGAGTATGCTCTCTGGAGGTCAGCGTATGACTCGCCCATGCTGGCCTCATTCTCTTCCATGAGTCTGCGCTGTTGCTTCTCAAAGTCCTCTTCCATGTCCATCTGAGCAATCTGGCCAGAGCCAATACCAATGCCCATTAGCTGGCCGGTAGTGCCGACTTTATCTACAACATTCTGAAAGCCTTGACCGACCTTAGAGCCACTCACTGCCGTGTCAAACTGGCCTACCATGCCGGGAGCTTCGGATACATACGGTGCTGGTGGGGCGCTTAATGCGGCAGATGCGTCCTGAGCAATTTGTTGCGATTGAGCAACATAATCGACCGGAGGCAAGGTACCTGCCGCTTGAGCGGCTTGTTGCCCCGCAGTTTGCGCCTGAGCTAGAAAATCTGTGCCACCGGGAGGAACTAATCCTTCCGCCAGTGTTGCTGTTGACATGTCTAGGCCAGTAGCGAGGGAGTCCGTTGCTCCAGCGGCTAATTCGGCGCCTGTGCCAAGTGCGTCCGCCCCTGTGGTGGCAACATCTACCCCCGTCTGAGCACCTTCAACCAAGCCGCCGATACCCTCAGCAAGACCGCTACCCAGACCGGCTGTCAGGCCAGAGAGCAACCCCCGCTTGAGATCGCCCGTCACTGCCGCTGTGCCGATACCTGTTAGCGCCGCTGAGCCTAATGCGCCCAGACCCAGCTTAGTTCCAAGCATGCCCAGTGCAGGGGCCAAGAATGGCAGGAAAGCCTCTGGCTGTCCGGTCACAGGGTTGATCGTCAGGTTTCCCGTGGGGGAGAGCGATGCGATGCCCGCAACCTCAACTGGGTTCATGTGTACCAGCATGGAATCCCCGTAGCGTCCGTACTGGGCCATCTGATCCATCATTGGCTTTGCTGGGTATTGATTGTTCATTAGCTAGTCTCTACACCGAATAAGTTGAAGCTGACATTGGCCGCGCTTGAGTACACTTTTACCACGTCCTTTTGGCCTAAGCACAGGCCAATCACCACCGTTCTGGATGTGGTAGCCGCCAAGTCTTCGTCATAAAAAATAAACTGCTTGTCATCTGCTCCAGCATTGTTCACATGCACACTCACGCGAAAGGTAATTCCAGACCCTCCCCGGTTGCATACAACAAGTGAGCTACAAGTAGTCTGCGTTAGGTCGGGCGCTGAGTACAGCGTTGTTGTGGTCGTTGCACTCACATCTACCTGACCAAGAACCTTAATCGCGTCAGCCACTTGACGCCCCCATCAGCAGAAACTGGAACCGCCTAAGAGCCAGCGATGAGTCTTTGCTGGTCTTGTTTCGATTGGCGTCCACCTTCGCATCAAGATCCTGAAAGCTGTTTTCTATCGTCCGGCGAGTTACCTGTTCGTCTCTTGCCAGATACTCTAGCGGTGCAACAGGCAGAGGTCTCGTTGCCATTAGCGTCTCCCGTCCGTTCTAATGCCGAGCCGTAATGATCCCACTGACCAACCGTAACCCAAGCCGCTTGACTCAATCCGAATGATTGACTCTCTCGATCTGGCCCGGACGTGCTCCTGCTGTGATGAGCTTGTTACTGTCGCTGTTGACAGTGTGGCGGGCGTCTCCAGTGGGAAGTTTCGCCCCTTAAATACAATATCAATACTGGCGTTAGATTGATCTCCAAGCAACGTGAAGTCGGGGATCACCCTGTTTATCATCATCAGTGAATCGCCATCACCAATGCCAATGTCTCCCGACTCCACATACGCCACAAGTTCTGATCCGTCAGCGTCATACCCTATCTCTTGCGTATACAGGTAGTTCGTCAACACATTGTCGAGGTCGTTAGTGGCCGCAATCGGGTACTCATGGAGCGGCGCGTTAAAGTACGCTCCTCGCCCTAGAGTTCCTACGGCCCAGACGTTTTCCACATAATTGAAAGAGACGTAGTTCGTGATATCTGTGTTACCACTGCCAACTGGGTAATACCACGTTACTTCTGAGTAGTCAGGATTAGTGGTTGCAAATACCTTGTAGATTTGGTCTTTGTTTATGTTGTCAAAAACATATCGCTCTACCGAGCAAGGCATTCTTTGCACTGCGCCTCGGTAGATGTAGAAGCCGCCGGGGTCCATGAAGTACATGGTGTCGCCAGCAACAATCGCCGCCTTTGGTGAGGCAAACGCTACATTCTCCGCCACAGGTGTGAACGAGAAAATAAAGGGGGCGCCCACATACCGCATCGACACTAGGCCATTGTCGGTGCTAATTAGTATTTCTTGGCGAGTCTTGATGGCGCCCACAATCGCGGTGCCTGATGACAAGACCTGACCGCCCGCTGAGTTTGTTGCTGTGGGCGTCCAGTCTGCCGCACTTTCTTGATCCGACCAGCGCACCAGTAGCGGGTCAATCTCGCCTCCGCCAATCGGGTTTACGCCAAAACAAATGACATGCCGGTCTATGTCAGAGACCATCACTTGGAGGGCGCCTGTCGGAGTGTTGCTTGCCCCTCCAACAGAGCTAAGCGCAACGCCTCGCGCCTCCACTCCGGAGGATTTGTCCCAGTAATAGACCCCTCCCGCTCGCGGGTTAAATATCAGGTCATCGCCAAACGCATCTTGGCTGTATATGCGTAACTGGTTGGTTGCGCTGATCGTAGAGCTAGCACCCCATGATCCAGCACCCCACGGGTTTACGCCCCACCCTGTAGAGCGAACATAGCTATTTAGCCCGACATTTATTTGATAAGCCGCTGTAACCGACCCGCCGCCATTCGCCGTGTCACTAGAGTTGGCGGTCACTGCTGAGCCGCTCGTATCTACCGCGCTTATCGTGTAGGTGTTGACGGTAAGCACAACCTCAACTTGATATTCTTGATTTAACACTGCGGCAGTAATATTGCCGCCTAACGACGTGGCGCCAGAAAATGTCACAAAGTCACCGGATACAGCGCCGTGGCTGTTGTCGGTCACAGTGATCGTAGACGAGCCATTTGTTGCGGCAAATGTTGCCGCATTCGTGGTGGTCGCCCTGATCGGCGTAATGTCGTTTAGTGATCCACCCTCCTCAATATAGAACTTGAGGTTTGTGCCAACACCGAGAAACAAGGAGCCGTCTTTGGTGCCCCAGTCCATAAGCGAACGGCACACACCCTTAACAACGCCCGCGATGTACTTTTCCCAGCCGCCGATTTTTTCGACGCGGCCCTTTCTGAATCGTATCTTGTCTGAGTCAAACCACCCAGAGTCCGTCGTATACTGAGTGCCTTCTTTATCGACACCCGGATTAAATGCAACTTTTGATAATGGCATTTCTTGGCCTCAATAAGTCCAGAGCACCGGCTTAGTTGATCTAATGTCCACATGCACAAATGTTTTTGCTACGCCTATCCCACTAAATCCCATAGACAATGCGTTTTTCACCAGAGTCATTCTATCGGCGCCATTCTCAACCCGAATGTCTGCGGCTACGCCTCTTGCGTGAGTGCCGGGACCATTAGGCTTGTCTCTTTCTGCGCTATGCTTGGCCGACCTGTATCCAGATACAATAGAAAATGGAAAGCCGCAAACCCCCCGAAGCTCGTCTAGCGCATATAAGAACTCGGGCTTCATGTCATTTTCGCCCGTCTCAGAACAATCAAACTCAGACGAGCTAAAGTACTTGTATGTCATTCTTTTCTTCCGGAACCTAAAAACAATCCAAACGAGGCGGTAAGTGCTCCTGTCATTACAGAAACTAATGCCGCCTGCTCTGGATGTGGATCAGGAAGATCCATAAACCAACCTACGACCTGATAAGTCATGATTAGCATCGTAATCATCAGCATGCGTGGAATGATTCGTAGTTGCTCAAGCCGGTCAATCATTGTTGCTTCTTGAGCTTCATCAGCTTATCTGCGCCGCGAATGCCAAAGCTGGCACTAACTGCAAGAAAAAGAAGATACTGATACCAATCAGGAAGAGTATCCAAAGCCCTAAAACTAGCGAGCACCCGATCAACAACACCGGAATCATTAACCACAACAGAGTATCCAAGACAAAACAGAGGGACCGCGAGCACAAGAGTCCAAAACTCATCCTTCCAGCTTGAGGCTGAAGCGCCAGCCATTTTGCTTTCCCAGTCTGCATCATTCTGTATTACCTGAAGTTTTGCCTGATGCTTGGCCTGAGCCTCTTCTTTTTTATTGTTAAGGTAGCCCCCGATAAGGCTAGCAATCGGAGATATCAGCGCCTGCCAGACCACTACTTGTCAGCCTTTTCATCTAGCTTTTCAAGAATCTTATCTAGCTTGTCTTTGATTTCTCTGATTTCTCGATCATGCGATTGCCTTGCCATGTCGGTTTCTGTGCGAAGAACCGCCAGTTGCGTGGCGTGATCTTGCTGACGGACAAACATCAACCAAAGAAAACCCGCTATAGGCATTACAACCCATCGAAGCACTGTCTCCAAAACGTCCACCTTACTTACCACTCGCCATAAATTGAGCCGCTCTCCGCAGATCCGCACGGTGAGCCTTTTCGCAATGGCCGGCCTCAAACGGTCTAAATAATATATTTAACACAAACATCATGCCGCCCCAGAACCAATCTTCTTGCTGTCGGTAGCTACGCCCAGAGATGGACTCGTTAGGGTTTTCGCTCAAGAACAACACAACATTAATTAACTGAGATAGTGCATCGCCACAGCGCACAAGATAAGCACCAATCCCAAAAAACCAATCATAAGCGTCACCATTAACTCGCCACATAATAAAAATCCTTTTACCGCGCCAGAAATTAGTTGCAAGTCACTACGACTTTGTTGTTTGAATCTGTAGTGATAACGCAACCGTTAGCCTTCAGCATGTCTTGCATAATCAAGTCGCTCTTGTTGAGGTAACTTAGCCAATCCGTAGTGTTTCCTCGAATATTAATCATGCCTTGGATGCCTGCGTTCTCAACCGAGTCAATGCCGTTATTACCAAGCGTGACAAGGTTTGCCATACCGTTGGTGCCAAGACCGTAAAGGTTATTCATGCCGTTAGTACCAAGCGTGGTCAAGTTGTTCATGCCGTTGGTGGCAATAGCCGTATTAGCGTCAAATCCTGACTCACCTAGCTGGGTGAGGTTGTCCATGCCGGTGACACCAAGGGTCACCATGCCGTCAACGAATGGGGTGTAATCAACATTACCTAGCGCCTCATATCCGGCGGCGGCGGAGTCAGCAAACGCACCGTAAAGCGCCTGTTGAGTATTGGCGTCAGCATTGATGCGAGCCAAATCTACTCGCGAGTTGTATCGCGCCATCGTCTTGGTAGAGTCGGTCTGCATCCACATCATCCCCAGATTGCTGACCGGCGCCGCAAGTATAGAGGCCCATTGAATCGCGACAGATTGCTGTGGTATTGGCTGTACTGTAGGCGTCTGAGTTAGCGCAAGCGCCATTACAGCGGCACTCGCGGCCTGCCCGTCACCAGCAGAAGCTATAACAGCCAGCGCATCAAACTTGGCTTGCGTGGCGGCGGCATTTGCTTGCGCCGCTTTTTCTACCGCTTGGTAGTAATCAGTCGCGGCAGTAGTACACCCCGCTAACAAGACAAAACTTACCGCTAAACAAAGCCCTTTCATGCGCTTTTCCTCTTAGCCTTCAGGCCAATCGTTAAAAGTTGAAGGATTATCTGGAGTACCTGCTATCAATGTGACAAACTCTGCATGAGTAGTTACCGCGTTGATCTGAGTTTCCATAGAGTTTGAGGCAGTGCGTACCGCCGTTCTGTAGGTTAATACGTCAGCAGGAATGGCAACACTAGCTTCCGCCCTGCGTATAACGTACCAATCAGTAGGAGCTAGCAAACTTCCTGCCTCTGCTTTGACTTTGGCGCACTCTTGAGACTTTAGACCCAGCGTAATGATTGGGTTGCCATCTGTGTCAAAAGCAGGCTCACCGTCAGTTTCGTCTATTTCGTGTACGTCATCTAGCGCCTTGGGTACGTCTGCCGCCCAATAAAACCGTGGGTCAAACGGAGCAGGGTCATCTACCCACACTAGACCAGCCGCAGTCTTCGCTTCGTCTGACCAAGATCCCCAATTAGTCGGGTGCTTAATTCCGTCATCATTCGTCCAGCTTCTGCCTTCGCGAATGACTGTAGTGTTATATGTCCATGCCATTGTTGTTACCTCGCGTTGGCGTATTTGAAGGGCATCTCTGCAAATGCCACGTAAAGGTATGAGCCAGTATTAGACCCATTGTATGCGGCGTTGCTATTTACGATTCTAAACCCGTTAGACAGATAATCTATTGCGTGTCCCGTTCCTTCTGCGACATCAAGGTTTGCGTACAGTGTTGCGTTATCTAAGGGGTTATATGGGCTTCTTGCAGTGTCGTTGATGTACCAGTTTTCAGTGCCATTTGTTCTTTTTATCATCACCCACGCTGGCCTAAATCCGGTATAAATAATTGGCCCAAGCGCACTTCCGTTATCAAGATAAGCCCCAATCTTGCTGAAGCCTTCTACGCTGTGAAAGCAGTAGGCTACAAAGTCACCAGAGGTATACCAATCTTTAAACGTGGTGGCCGTTATCGTCATGGTGTCATCACCACTAAATACGTGGGTATCGTCTAGTCGTGCATAATCTATAGTCCCGTCAATTGTTGTAGTGAACGTGTACCATCCAGTACTAGCAGTACGAGATTTATGTATGAGTAATTCTGGCGCTTTGTCTAAACCGTGCCCTACGTCATTATGGCCGCTGGCCGCAGTAAAAGTGACAATACTAAACCCAGCATCAGTATTGGCAGACACTATAGATGTAATATCTCCTTCATTATTAGTTACGCCTGAACCGCCAGCTTTCCAGTTCCATGCAACCTGACCAGAAGCGGCATTTCCACCTACGTTTGATCCATACGAAAATCCATCAGAATCAAAAGATGTGAGCGTTGTAGATAAAGTATTCGCTCCGTTAGTGTGGTTAGGCATTAAGTAATTTTGTGCGCCTCTAATAACATCGTATAGCTCATGGTCATAGGCATTTGCTCTGTTTTTAAGCCAAACCATATCAGGCTGAAAACCTACGCCAGTAACCGATATTGACGAACCATTACCTGTATACACCACAGTATTAAAGTAATCTTGTGGGCTTGCGTCTAAGGCAGGGTTAAACGCCGCTGGTGGATCAGGCAGGTTAGCCGTACATAAAGCTAGATGGCCTGAAGGCGGGCTGTAGTAAAAGTCACCGCGTCCGTTAGCGTCTGTGTTGCCTTGTGCTGTTTTGTTTCCAGCAAAGCTAGAGTCTTGCCCAAAATTAACTACGCCTGTTGTACCCGTAGAACCGCTAGTTCCGTCACAAAAAAGAGGGACTAAACCCGAAACATCATAGGTTTTTGTGTACATTAAAGAATTATTTTTGTAAAACTTAACATCAGTTCCATCGTAACTAACGCCAACAATATCGTCATCTTCTGCGCCTTTACCCGCGTCAGCACCAGAATCAGTAGATCCATTTACAAGTAAATAACCAGCAGTCCCATACGAGTAGTATGTAATAGAAGGGTTTGCATCGGAAGGAAACGCATTGCGGCAATCAGACCTACAAAAACCTACTACGGGAGAAAACCCCGCTGTTTTTACATATACCTCAAAATACCAACTTTTAGTGGAAGGAACGCCTATAGTGCCTTGACCAAAACCACCGCCCGTTACAGGAGTGGCATACTGTAAGCCTCCCTGAGAGTATGAGTTATATCCTGCCCAAGAGCCGGGAGAAAGCGTGTTTAAAATGGCAAAGTTGTTTGTCGGGCTATCCGGCACTTGATCCGTGGCTACAATGTTTGTAACTGTCCAAGTATTGCCGTTACCGCTGGAGTCCGTGCCTAGTGAGCTAGAGTTACCAAACTTCAAGTAATACCCTAAAGAGCCGTAGCTACCTGTGTACGCTTTAGGAATCCATGTGTCTGACTTGGTTTCGCCAAAACTGGCTGGCGTTAGTGCAGTGCCATCAACAAAGTTTACTTCGGTTATGTAGCCATCAAAGTAAGTGGTGTCGTATGGCGTAGACCCAATAGTATGTTCGTTGGTGTTGTTGACGTATCCTTGCTTGTAGCGATTTGGGTCAGAACTTTCGTACCAATCTGTTATTTGCTCGCCATTAACATATATTTTAATTCTGTTTGAAGCTGTTTCTTGGCCTGTATCTGTAGCAATTACAATGTGATACCAAGCGGCAGGATCTCTAAACCTTTGAGAGCTAGTGTAAATCCAATCATACGCACTGCTGGTGTATCCGTTGTAGCTTAACCTGTCGTTGCTATCAAAAAACAAAACATCTCTGTTTACACCGCCAGTACCAGCACTAAAAACACCGTCATAGCCAGAGTCTGCGAATTTTGAGCGTTTAATCCACGCGCTAAAAGTCCATGTCCTCATGTTGCCAGTAGACGAGGGTGTTATGCTTAGTTGTGAATTAGCATCAAACCGTACAGAGTTGTCTATCTCATGCGGATAGAAGCCCGATGAGTACATCCATTGCGGTGAGCCAAATGGACCTGACATAGCTTATCCTCAGCTAAACGCGAGTTGTGGAGCGCCAAGCAAGATGCGGCCTGATGCGGCAACAACGTAAGGCACAATGTCCGTGGTCGATGCGGCAGAAGACAGGGTAAGCCCTGCTCCGCTGGCTGTCTCGTAGTCAGTACCAAGAGACACTGTTCGACTCCCCGTACCATCCTGAATAAACACGATAAACCCGGACTGACCTAAAATCTCCGTGCTTGGGTTAGCCAAGGTTACGTTGCCTGTTAGCGTTAGCACAAAGTTCTGATCGGCACTAAAGTCCAGAGTAATTGATCCGCTGTTACTGGTATCCGTTTCAGTGCTAGCGACTGCGGTAGTAAACACACCCGCCGTAAACGTACCTGCGGCGGCAGTAGAGCCACCAATAGTCACGGCATCCGCAGTACCGCCGTTGATGTCAGCAGTAGTCAGCACTGCACTTGCTACCGTCACTACACCTGTAGAATCTGCAATAGACCCTGCGGCTGTACCATCTTTAGCTTTTAAGTTCGTTACTTCAAGATTGGTTGCATCAACCGTCGTGGCATTTGCGGTGGTAAACGTGCCAACTGCGGCGGTAGAGCCTCCGATGGTCACATTGTCAGCCGTACCGCCATTAATATCAGCGGTGGTTAGCACCGCACTCGCTATCGTCACTACACCTGTCGAGTTAGCAATAGACCCTGCCGCCGTGCCGTCCTTGGCTTTTAGGTTGGTAACTTCAAGGTTGGTTGTATCCACGGTGGTGGCATTTACCGTGGTTGCATTTGCCGTAGTTACGGTTAGCCCCGTGACAGTTAAGTCAACATTAACGTCCGTAACCGTTGCGCCTGAGCCGCCGCCATTAAACTTCAGCAGGACATCTGCGCCGCTAACAATCTCAAAGTCATTTGAAGCGTTATAGGTGCCCTGAAAAACAATAACAGAGCGACTGCCCGACAGGCTGTTGCGGATGTGGACAATTTTCTCGGCATTGTTAGGCGTAAGCTGAACGTACGCCGTGCCGCCTAAGTCACCGCCGTCAACAAACTCAATGAATTTGTTTCTTCCGTTAGAAGAGGCGCCGTCCGTTATAGGCAGGGCGGTAGGCGACCCAGAGCTTCCAGCAGACGACAGCGTAATGGAGATAATCCCGTTGACGGCTTCATCAAGCAGGTCTAGGTTGGTATTGGTCGTAGTGCCCCATGTTCCTGACTGTTCGCCAGTAGCAATCTTTTCAATACCAAGGTTTGTTGTGTAAGTGCTAGGCATTAATCAATCCTCTTTATGCCGCAATTTCTTCGTAGTTTGGCGTCTGCGACGGCGCTATGTTTGAGTAGCTTGGTGTTTGATCGGGAACAATCGACCCCCAAACAATCACCGCCCCTACCGACCCTGTTGCCGCTAGCCCTTCAACGGACACATTGGCTTTTGCGGCGGCGGTAACAGATCCAACCGACCCTGTAGCAGAAAGCCCTGTGACGCTTATGTTGTTGTTTGTGACTGTGGATGCAGACCCAACTGATCCTGTGGCGGCAAGCCCTGTGACCGTTATGTTCGCTTTTGCTGTTACTGTGACAGAGCCAACCGACCCCGTGGCCGCAAGACCTGTAACGGCAACGCCAGTGCCCGGAGCGGCAGTGACTGAGCCTACGCCTCCGGTAGCACCTGCGTTAGTATTGCTACCTTCGTTCCACCCAGCACTGCCCCAGCCGCCACGACCCCAACCAGTAAACGGGACAGTTGCGTCAGACATTACGCTATCCGGATAATTGCGTTGCTCGCGTCAGCCGTGGGAAAAACAATAGTAAAGTCTCCGCTAGAAGATGTTTTATCTGAGCCGAAGTCCAAGACTACTACCGTAGGGTCTCCACTGGCGCTGTCGTTGTAGATTAGCGCGCCTCTAGCCGTGAGCGACGAAGAGCTAAACGTCAGGTCTGAAAAGTCTGTGAGCGCAGTGGTGCTCGACGTAGTTGGATCAACCCGCGTAAGAGTTCCTCCGCCTGCCGTATAGCCTGTCCCGCTAGTCTCGTTACTGGTCGTATACGCAGTTGTAGCGGCAGTAAAGCTGGCGCTATTGGTATACATGGCCAGCTTAAACGTACTGCCACCAGAGTTTTTAAAATTGTGGACGCCTTCAAGTAATTCTTTTTTGAAGGATGTGCACATAAAATTGCCACTAAACGCCATTTAAAGCCTCCTGATAGCTTCGGCTAAGTCTTTTTGCCCTGCATCAAGCAAGGCGTTATAGATGGTTGTGCGATCAGAATTAATCGCCTCTTGCATGTAATGCAATAAAACAGAGCGAATCTGACTGCGATAGGCAAGAGCCTGCTGTTTTAATGTGGGGTGAGCGGCGTCAGACACAGATAAAATACGGTCTAGACACCTTTCTGCTATCTCTTCTGGGGTAAAACCCCTATTGCTGGTAGTTTCCACCCCAACGGTACCAACCTCCAGTTCAAGCATTAGGTTCGCATCTTCCTGACCGCGCCACTGCGATAGCTGTCAGTGGTGCTATATCCCTCTCCTAGCTCTTCCAGACGCTGAACGGCGTCTTCATACCTCTGGGCATACAACTGCATTAAGTCGGGATCACCCTTCAGGTAAGTGTAAGCCTCTACCAAGCAACCATACAGAAGGGTTGACTCTGCATTGGTGCCCAGCCAGCTTGTGCCTGAGCTTGCAGTGGTGATGGACTCGGGCTTGTGGAAGTAATGAAGCTCAACAGTAAAGTTGCTGTTTGGCGTTGGGCCAATCAGGAAGTAATCTTCACTAAAGGCGGCGTAAGTTTTGGGCACCCCTGTCGTGGTTGAATCGGGATACGCCTCACGCATGTAGTTTACATCTTTAAACAGAAGATACTCGTACCCAGAGTTGTTTATTGCCAGCGAGTATGCCGACAAAAAGTCTGACGGCATTGCTAGGTAGTTGTTGCCAGAGGTCATAGTCCCCGTGACGTTCTTCCTAAAGTCCGGAAGCTGACAGCGTTTTAGTATCCTATCTTCCGCCTGAGTAATGATTGTCGGCAGATTATTGACAAAGCTGGTCTCGTTCGACTCAACATAGTCTTGAATTGTTTGCTTTAGCGTTGTAAATGTAAAACTCATACCGTGTTCACCTTATAGCCCATGCCACTGTGGACAGTGCAGTATGTGTAGAGCGTTGGCGCTCCTGAAGCCACAGTAATCTGGGTATAGGCGCCTGAGCTTCCCGGTGTGCCAGAGGTCGTTACTCCGGTCGTGTACTCGCCACCGCCGCCGTGCGAGCCATCAGATGTGGTTGAAAAGCGCAGTGGGTGGCCAGAGTTACTGCCGGCTGACTGGTCAAATCGGTAGGTTTGACCCTCACTAATATTGACGCCACTTGTCCCCGGCAATGTTCCGTCTTGATAATATTTGTTGCCAGATCCGGGGTTGCTTACCGTTATCGCATAACTGGTTACGTTGACGCTTGCCGTAACACCGCCTCCTGCCGTTTGTCCGGCGACCCCTGTAGGATATACAAGCGTATCTTGCAAGGACGCCGTAACCCCGTTTACAGCCGAGTCTCCAGCAAGCCCCGTGGGGTACACAGACACATTATCGGATGCGCCAATCTCAATGCTTACGCGACCGACGTGCCCTGACATGTCGAGACCGACAGTGCGGCTACCCAGAGCAGTATCACCGCCACCCACAGGATTGAACGCAAATAAAGCCCGGCTTTGATCCAAGCTATTGTCGGGTCTTGGATTCCGAAGAGCTTGCGGATCACTCGCATTTACATCCCCCAATTTAAGCTGAGGCTGATCTTTATCTACAACATCGCGACCAACGAGCAGTCCATTCCATCGGCCATCTTCTATCTGCTTGACCAAGTCCCTAATCGGATAGCGAAAGCCAGTCCTGTCGCAAAACCCGTAAGCGCGCTTGCCGGTTACATAGCTACTCATAAGTCGTTATACCCACCGGGAGCCATATACAGGGCCGCTTTTTCGCGAGCAGAATCAGCCGCCAAAGACCACTGCTCCTCATACACCTGCTTGAGCATCGGAGCCATCTGCATAGATTCTGGCCGCTTGCTGGCAATTTGGTAGGCAAGTCCCGACACCAAACAAGGCAAGAATCTTGCCGGCACATCCATGTTGTTTGATGCGGGACTGCCTGTGTCTTCTATCCGTTCCATGTAGTAATACTCGAACGTATAGCTTTGAGTCGCATCAGGAACCGGCCAGAAATGCACGGTAACCCCAGTGGGTTTGCGTTCAACGTAATACTGCAACGGACGCCCCTGAGTCAGCTTGTTTGTCTGGTGGGCATACTGGCTCACCGAGATTCTTTGCATCGTCAGGTCTGATTGCTTGGAGGTGTTGCCTGCGTCTGTGCGAAGCAAGCCTTCGATAATGTCTAACTTGTCAGCACTAAGGTCGTATGACGAAGTTCCTGCGGTGAGAGCCTGAGAGGTATTTCGTACCGTCCAGAGATTAAGGCCGCGATTTTGCCATTCAAGCATAAGTAGATCAAGACTGCGGCGAGCAGTTTTGTAGTCATACCCGCTCCTAAGCTCCAGACCCGCGCGCTCATACGCCTCTTCCATAATGTCTGACAGGTCAAGGGTAAAACTGGTTGTTCCGCTTGTCGCCATTTATACAGTCCGCCCTATAGTCCTGCCTCTAATGGCAATTCCGTTTCTACACTTTGGCTTAGGTAGCTTCCCGCCAGCCGCTTTTTTAAACTCGCCCATCACCTTCTTAGCCTTCTTGGAAGATGGTGCGTTCTTTACCTGCTTACCTGTCTGTGCTCGGCTAATCGGCATAATTACTTCCGCCTAGACTTGGCACCAGAACACTTCCACCGCTTACGGGAAAGGTTGTTAGGTGTGTTGGGGTCATTCTGCTTGGCCTTAGACAGCCTTTTTTTGATGCCTAGAGAGCGAGCGCAATAGCTGTCGCCCTTGCTGGTTCCGGGCTTTACTCTAGCCCCGCCGCCTTTGGCTTTACCTGCCTGACCATAGCTGACCTTCTTGCCGGTAGAGGTCACCTTAACCTTAGCCTTGCCTTTCGCCGGCTTTTTAGTAGCCATTACCTGTGCCTCGCTGTCTTCTTGGCCACCTTCTTCGGTTGGCTGGAGAACTGCTTGCCCTTCTTGGTATCCGCTCTTTTCTTCTTGCTGGTCGCCGCATACTCTTTTGAGCTTAGCGACTTGATTGCCTTTTCGGGAAGATACCGCTCACCCGTGGCTTTTTTGCCTTGCGTACTAGGCTTGCCCGACTTGGTGCCCCACTTCTGCTTAGTCCACTTCTTGAGTGACGTTTGCGACTTCTTGAGCGCCATCAGTCCTTATAGCCTCCGCCTTTTGACTTGTACTGCTTTGCCAGCATCTGCGCTTTACGGGCGCTCCACTGTCCGGGCTTACCGCCCTTACCCCCAGACTTGATTTTGCTAAACAGCCGTTTACGCATCGTTGGCTT